TTCCTACTAAAGATCCATTGATTAAGTAAGCACCATTGGCAGATTTCCAAGAGATAGATTGATTAAGACCATTCATATCACCTAAAGCAGTTCCTAAAGATGCATCACCAGCAGAAGCTCTACCACTTGATTCAAGACCTAAGTAGTAGTAATCACCTGCGTTTGATTTAACAACCGCAAATAAAGGTGCTCTACCTAATTCTACCATTCTATTACGAACGTTACAATCAAGTGTTATTAATTTAATAGATAAGATTGATTCGTAGAATACTGTTCCGTTCTCACGAGAGTAGTTTCCTGTTTGAGCCAATCCTGCGTGTTCAATATCCTGTTCAAAAGAGTATACTGTTAAACCAGTTGTTGTAATACCTGTGATAATACCACAAGAATCTTGTTGTATAACAACATCATCAACCCATTCACCAATCCATACCTTTTCAACACCACCGATAGAAGAACATCCTAAAACGTATCCATCTGTTAAGTTACAAGTAAAAGACATATTTTTTTATTTTTTTTAGTTTATTTTATAAGGGGGAATTACACCCCCTTGATTAGTTGGGTTAATTACACTAATTTGAAGTATACAACATATTCCCAGAACGCTGCATTCACACCTGATTTCCATTTAGAAGCCATACGTACTTCTTGGAAATCTTGAGAATACCACAATTCAAAGTTCTCATAGTCATTCAATAAATCACATCCGAAGAATAAGTTAGATTTAGTTGAGATGAAGAACTTGTTAGTTCCGTTCAATCCTTTAACTGCTACCAATTTAACATTAGAAGAAGGGATAGTGATCATAAAATCATTTGCTCCTGTTTCTACTGAAGGGTAGTTGTATAAGTTTTGATTTCTTAATGCCGTGAAGTAAGTTCTTGCGAAGTCATAACCACAATATAAGTACAAGTCATCCATTGCTACGATGTTAGCAGGAATTTCTTCAATAGCGTTATCAACTGCGGCAACAATATTACCTGCAGTAATAGCAGTAAGTGCTCCAACATTTCCTGTTACAACAGAACCTGAATAAGTTGTGTTTGCTAATTTGATAAATCCATTACATAATCCTGTGTTACCAGTTACAGATGTATTACCTTGCCAAATCAATGTGTCAATTAATGAACTGATTTGAGATACTTTCTCCTCAGCGTAGATTTGCTCAAAAGGAATAGTTGTGTTATATGAACCTGGATTCATCATTGCTTGAGTATAGTATTGCTCAAGTGTATCCAAACATATGGATTCGTTTACCTTCAAAGGACAAACGTTTAGTGTGTTTTGTGTTAAGATAGTCTCACCTTCATCTGTAAATCCACATCCACCTGCTTGTGCAACTAAGTCAGAAGACAACAAGTTGATTGATGCCGCTGATTTAACATCAGGTTGGATTGTTAAGAATTGAGTAGAACGACCACCTAAGATCATTTTTTTGATTAAAGCCATACGTTCTTGATCTACATATGCTGATAATCCTGCTACATTTAAACTCATTTTTAAATAGTTTTTTTAGTTTATTTTTATTTTAATTATCTTCCTCCGAAGAATTTTGCTCTATCCATCTTATCAGATGTTTTTGATAGAATTTCTTGTTTTTTTGTTACTGATTCTGTTGATGGTTCAGCAGAAAATTTGTTGAATTTTTCTTTCAACTCAGTGTTTTCTTTAGTTACATTTGAAATACTTTCTTTCAATTCACCCACTAGTAAAGTTAATTGAGATACTGCTTCAAACATACTTTTCATTTCTTCAGAACTATTTTTGTCTGATGCTTCTTCAGCTGCCGTTGATAATTCGTTAATAAAACCTTCTGCATCAACATTAATAGTTAATCCACCCTCAAGTTCGTGATCTCCTTCTGGTGCTTTACCAAAATTACCTTCAGCGTCCTTAACCAAAACTTCATCACCAACAGATAAAGCGTCACCTTTAGATAAGATTTTCACTTCTGTTCCGTCAATTAGTTTTGTCATAATTTCATTTTTGTAATCTGCCATATTTTCCTCAGCTATGGTTGCATCTTCTTGGGCTGAACTTGCGGTATCAGTTCCCATTTGTGTTTTACCCAAATTTTCTTCGGCTCTATATTCGTTGACTTCTTTGATGACATTACCGATAGTTGAAATTGTCTTTCCATTATTTAATAGGTAATTTCCGTCAGGAAGATCAGTTTCTACACCGCCAATTACTTGTGCGACTCTTTCTCCTACTGCCAAACTACCACCTAAACAACGAATAATTTCATTTGTTGCTGCCGTGTAATCTTCCATCATTTTTTGATCTGCGAACAATTCTTTGATTTTGGATAAAATGTTTGTTTTTGTGCTCATAATTTTATTTTAATTATATTTGTTTATTTTTTGTTTAATACATTAATTTTTTGGGTTAATTTCTTTTGTAAAACCTATTATCTTTTTAAGTGATTTTCCAAAGTCCACAATCCTATCTGTTAGTCCTTTTCCTTTTATCCATTTAATTTTTTCATCAATACTTGTGTATTCAATCCAAATTAAAATTGAGGCAAAAAACTTGGTGAAAGCCCAATCAAACCAAATGTAATTTTTTGTTATTTCATTTACGATAAATTTATCAATTAAATATACACAGATTAAAACCAAGAAATAGATTAATGATTTTCTACAAAATCCAATTCTTGTTTTTCTTGATGTTATTAATTCATTATTTTGTCTTGCGTACCATCTTCCAACAAAAGTATCAATAATCATAAATAAGGTAATGATTAAAGCCAGTGGTAATAAAGGACTTATAAATGCCGTAAAAATCATTAGGAAATTTTTCATATTTTTATTTTATATTTAATAATTTTTTTATTTTTAATTCTTTATCATCATCGGTATCACTTGAAGATAGTATACTTTCTAATTCCTCTTCAATACGTGATATCATATCATCTTCATATTTCTCAATGAAGTATCCTTCTAAACTAAATCCATTAAATTCTCCAGATTTTATTTGATCCCAAACCTCATCATTTTCAATATAGAATGTAGCCATCCAACTACCCTCAGGTAAATCAGGGAAAACTTTTGACTCATTTCTATCACCCACAATATAACTTTCAACCATATATATCCCATCTTTACGAGATCTTGGATCGTGATTTGTATTAACCTTGTGTATTTTGTTTTCCTTGAAATATTTTTTCATCATTTTCTCAATGGTATCTGATGTAAACTTAACCCAGTATTTACCAAGATCAGGATTATATCTTAGAATGGGGGTTTCAGCCAACATAATAGGTGAGGTTACCATTCGTTTTTCCTCATTAAGATCACTAAATTCTTGTTTCTTAAAGCCAGACAATCTTAATTCTTTGTTGATCTTCTCCATTTTACGAATTGCCCAATCAACTCCTGCATCTCCACCCCAAGCATCCCACATTAATCCTCCACAACCTTTGTCATAGGGAACATTTTTATTCTGTTGATGTCTTTTGAATGAAGCCATGCGAGCGATGGTCTCAATTGATATGTTTCTTCTACCACATAATTGATTGGCTCTTGACCAACCAACTCTTGTTCCACAATCTATATCAGGGTGTTTATCCTTATATCTTAATGCTCTACACGCATTATCACCAGCACTGAATGGATAGTCATTGTATGATTCCTCAATGGTCTCAAATATCCTCCATTGAATGTCTGTGGCTGGTTTATCTACAAAAGAGATGGCATCCATCCCCTCATTCATATTATCCTCTTCAAAATCAAGATATAGTGTAGGTTCTTCCATATTCTTAAATACATATTTTATCATCTTGTCTAATCGTTAAAATTCTACACTTCTTTTTATTCTATCTACACGTCTCTGTGTACTACTAACATCAGTTTCAACCACATACGCTCGGATAGGTTGTTGTTTACTATCTTGTTGGAATACTGTTGATGGTACTCCTTGTGTATTAGATGCAGGTAAATCAGGTACCAATTGTTTTCCTCCACCACTTTCATTAATTTGACTTAATAATTGAGGATACATTTTTGCTGATTGTGAATTAATAACAAACTCACCCGGTGCTAACATTGAAGGAATTGAATCTATATTACTAGGACCATCACCAGGAACAATACCACCATAAGCTGCAGTAAAAGTTTGGTTGGCAATCATGGCTACTTGTGCTGCTGCAAAAGCTGCTGCAATCGCTGCATAAATAGGTCCTGTCGCAATACCAATGATAGGAGTAGCCGCACCTGACGCATATGCTGCTAATACTGCCTGTGTTCCTTGAATGGTTGCATTAACAATATTTAATTTCTTGGTTTCATTAAATTTCTTTAATGCCAATTGTGTTTCTTCTTGTGCTCGTTGTTGATCTAATTGTTTAATTTTATTATCGTATTCTTCACGACTAATAAGTTCATTTCGTAATTGACCATCTAAAGATTCTTTTTCCTTATCATATAAATTATCAATTTGTTGTGATTGGGCATTAAATCTTTCTTCGTTTCTTTGTGCAATTAAATCCCCCGCTTGAGACCATATCTCCGCTATTTTATCAACATATTTACTAATAGTGTCAAGAGTTTTAGTTAAACCATCAAGTGCTGTTTCTTGAACTCCCTTAGTACCATCAATTGTCTCTTGAACTTTGGTTTGAGTTTCTTGATTTATCTTTAATACATCCTGATTATACTTCGTTTCAATCTCTTTTCTTTGTCCTGCGGTAAGTTCTTCATTCTGTAATTGTTTGTCCTTCTGAAGAGTTAATGCACTAATCTGATCTTGACCTGATCGTTTAATCAATTCAACTTCTTTATCAAGATATTTCTTTTTAACTTCAAGAATGGCTTCTTGTTTTTTCTCTTCAGTTTCAACACCATTTGTAATTTCTCTAATTTCTTGTGCTTTCTGAAATTCAAGATCCATCAATTCTATTTGATCCTGAATTGATTTAGTTGATTGAATTGTAATCTGTTCTTCTAAAGTATATTTGTCTTTAATATTTTGAATATCCTCATCTAAGAATGTTTTCTTTGCCTCTAATAATTTCTTTTCACTATCAAGTAAGTTTCCATCACCTTTGGCTTTGATTTCAGCAATACCTTTATCGTAATCTGCTTGAGATTTACCTTCAGCCTTAAATTTTTCTTCAAAGGCAGCAATCTCTCTAGCGATAGAACCATTAATTAGTTTTTGTTTTTCATCACCATATTGTTTGTTTAGAAGTTCTATTTCTCTTTCTTGAACATTATCAATTCTACTCGTGGTTATTTTTTCTAATTCTTTTTCAGCTTCTGTTTGTCTATTAATTTCAGATTTAATTTTCTCAAGTGCGTCAGCATATTTATTTGATAGGTCAATATTATTCTGTATTGCGGGTGTGTGATCATTAGTGGCATCAGCCGCTTTAAATAAGGCATTTGATGTTGAATTTATTTCTTTATTTAAAGCATTAATTGTTGTTCCATATCCCTCAATAACATCATTTGAAATTCTAACTGAACCTAAATAATCAAATACCTCGTTTTGTAATATTTGAAATTGTTTTCCTTGACCAAAAAGTCCTGCATCTAAAAGGTTTAAATTACCAACAACCTCTTTTCCTGCTTGAACTTGTCTTGCAAAGTTTAGTATATATTGTTTTTGAGCCGTATTTAATATCCCCAATGAACCTGATAACTTTGCTATTGTTGTTTCTTGTTTTGAAAATTCAGCCTCAATTGCCTTTTCATTTGCTTGTAATCTAAATTTAACACGAGCAAAGGCAATGTAGTCAGAAACCGACTTTGTTACTTGATCTTGAAAGAATTTTTCATCTTTTAGATTTTTAATTGTTGTTCCATAAGTGGCATTACTTTGTTTGATTAAACTTAATCTTTCTTTAGAACCCGGTAAAGATGCCTTTATTTGTGCGGTTAAAGATACGAATCCTGATATTTGACTTGCAAATAAATTAGAACTTTCTTTAATTCTCGCATTATATTCTTCCTGAACTTTTTTAGACTTAGCTAATTCTTCGTTTTTCTTTTTCTCTTTTGCCGCAGCCTCTGAAGAACTATTTGCATATGTTATTAAACCAGCAACTAATAATCCTATTGCCGTCACAATTGCCACCAATGGTAATGCGTTAAGTGATACGGCAAATGCACCTGTGGAAACTGCTGCTCCATCAGCCGCAACCGCTTC